AGATTTTCGGGATTGCTTTTTCTAATAAGCGTTGGCTTCATTTCTTTATGCTTTTTGTTCCCGTTATGGGTCTGTGGACTAGCTCTATTGGTATTATTGGTTTGGCTCTTAATCTTCGTGCCTACGATTTCGTAAGTCAGGAAGTAAGGGCAGCAGAGGATCCAGAGTTTGAAACTTTCTACACGAAGAACATTCTTCTCAACGAAGGACTTCGTGCTTGGATGGCACCAGTAGATCAACCTCATGAGAACTTTGTATTCCCAGAGGAAGTCTTGCCTCGTGGCAACGCACTCTAAAGGATGCTGTGGGGCAGGATGTCCTGACTGCCCCTTCAGACCTAAAACTAAATAAGGGGAGTTCTCTGAACTCTTTTTTTATGATTAGTTCAGATACACCTTACAAGTTGGCAGAGATCATTAGAAACACTTGGCCTCAACTTTACAGACCACTCAAAGTATCCTATAATAAAGAAAAGAGATCAGACAATGAAAAAGTATAATGAAGAGTATTTTTCAGTTCTTGATAAAAAGACTGGAAGAAAAATTAGTGATTGTGGAGATGAACAAGATGCACTTATGATGGTTTCAATGGACCCACAGAATCGCACTTACACGAAGAATAAGTTTTTGATGGGTCAGGTGATTGATATTCAGATGCCAAAGGCATTACCGACGAATGAGATTGTGGTAAATATGGATGGTGGAGTTGGTGGTTCTTGGGAAGTTCGTGAACTAGAGAAACTCCCTCAGATCAAGTTGCCAGAAGGTAAGCAAGAGCCTGTAAGAGTATGAATCATAGAAAACATAAACAAGCAGAAAACGCAAGAAAACCTAAAAAGGAAAAGTATAATCCTTATGCAAATGACCCACCAAATGCAAAGTGTCCCTATTGTGGGCAAAGTGGAAAGATTTGTTCCTATGTAAATAGTGTTAGTCGTGGATGGGGCAGAGGTGCTTGTGCCACAAAACATAATAATATTAAACTGAATGAATCATGAAATTATTGCATGTAATGTTTTCTACTAATAGAGTAGAGTTTCTCAAAAAAACATTTGAAGCAAATAAAAAATTAGATTTCAGTGAACTTGATGTTCACCATTTGTTTATTGATGACTATCCTCTGGGAAGAGATAATGAATCCTTAGCAGAGTTTGTAGTATCTAATGGTTACAATGAAATTATTTTTCATGAAGAAAACCAAGGTATTACAAAAACCTGGCAAGAACTTTTTAATTTAATAAGACAAAGAGATTATGACTATATCTTTCACCATGAGGATGATGTAGAAGTAATGTATCCATTAAAGATTATGGATATGATTGAACTTCTTGAACAAGACAAGACATTATCTCAGGTTCAGTTGAAGAGAAATAATTGGTATGAGCATGAAACAGAAGATATTGGACCAAAGGAAGATGATGTAATATTTAAAAAATATAGATATGAAAAAGCAACACCATATTTTTGGATGTTAATGTCACTGTATCCAGCATGGATTGCCAGGGAACCAATCTTAGAGGAGACAGGAAACAATCCATCTGAATCTGTGATTGCACACTATCTACAACACAAGCATGGTATTGGTGCTGGGTTGTTAAAAACATCAGAAGGTGGTATGATGGTCAATCATATTGGAGACTATTTTCATGGTAAAAGAGTTGCAGAAAATGAACCTGGATGGGAAGGATTTAAAAGTATAGATCCAAACACAAAGTATTGTTCAAGAACTGGAGCATATTGGAATGAAAGTTAATCTTATTATTGCAGATGATTTTTATGATAATCCAGATCAAGTAAGAAACTTTGCACTGTCCCAGGAGTTTGAAGTAAGAGGAAACTACCCAGGACTTAGGACTAAATCATTTTTAAATGATAGCCTTAAAGAAGTTATTAATGCTCTGGTATCACATGCTGCTGGTGGTGTAACTGATTGGTTAGTTGATGACCAGGGCAACAGTTACACAGGAGCATTTCAAATCTGTACAGCAATGGATCGTACATGGATTCATTCTGACTACAATAATATGTGGGCAGGAGTATGCTACCTGACACCTGATGCTCCACTCAGTGCTGGTACTGCATTGTATAGGCATAAAGAATCTAAGGATAGAATTTCTATCAACAATAAAGATTATGGTGAAGATGCATATGACTATACAAAGTGGGAAGTTGTTGATAGAGTTAGTAACATCTACAACAGGTTAATTTTATATCCTGGTAATCTTTTTCATGCATCTGTTGATTATTTTGGTACTAACTATCAAAATGGTAGACTATTTCAAACTTTCTTTTTTAATACCAAATATTGATGGATCCATTTGATCATTGGGTAGTTGATGATTTCCTGCCAATAGAAACTGCAATACAGTTAGAGAGTGAATTTATTGATTATGATCATCCTAAGTGGTACTGTTATAATAATCCATTAGAAAATAAAAAGACTTGTAATGATTGGTGGGAGTTTCCTCCCAAGACTTATGAGTTGTTTATGCATTTAAGTTCTTCTAATTTTGTTCAGCAAATCAAAGAACTGACTGGGATACAATCTTTATATCCTGATATTGGATTGCATGGGGCAGGTTGGCATATGCATGGAACTGGGGGTAAACTAAATGTACATTTGGATTATTCTATTCATCCAAAATTAAATTTACAAAGAAAACTTAATCTTATTTTGTATCTTACTGAGGGTTGGAACTTTACCTGGGGTGGTGGATTAGAACTTTGGTCACATGATGACCAAAAGCATAAACCAAAAGAACTTAAAAAAGTAGTTGACAATGTTTTTAACAGAGCAATTCTATTTGACACAACTCAAAACTCTTGGCATGGTTTTCCAGAACCAATCACTTGTCCACAAGGAACTTATAGAAAAAGCATAGCATTTTATTACCTAACTGATTTACCTCAAAATGTAGATTATAGGAAAAGAGCTTTATATGCTCCATATCAAGATCAAGAAAACAACACAGAAGTATTAGAATTTATTAAACAAAGAGCATCATGAATAAAACTTCTAAGATAGTAATGATATCCATGTTTAAGAATGAAGCAAAGGTCATTCGTAACATGATTGAATCTTGCTACAAGTATATTGACTATTGGATCATGCAAGACAATGGTTCAACAGATGGAAGTGCAGAGATAGTCAGATCATTCTTTAAAGAGAAAGGTATTCCTGGATTTGTTTATAATGTAGAAGAAGGTTGGGTTAGTTTTGGTTGGAATAGAGATCATCTATTGCAGACATGTTTGAAATTTGATCATGGATGTGATTGGATTTTAAAAATGGATTGTGATGAAATTTTAGAAGTTGATGATAATTTTGATTGGTCTGTCTTTAATGACACATCAATTCAAAGCTTTCATGTTCCAGCAAAAGCACCAGGACTTCTATATTACAGAGCATGGATTTGGAATGCAAAACTTCCTTGGAGATTCAATCATGATATTGCTCATGAAACTATTTCTTTGGAAATGAATGATATTGGTGAAAAATTCCAAAGAGTCAATCTTCCAATATCTTTTAGGCAGGTTGGATTTGGTAGTGGAGGAGAAAGTTATGAAACCCCTACCAAGTATGTCACTGACAGTTTGAAGTTAGAAGAGAAGATGATTAGAGAAAATACTCTTTTGGATGACATTTATCATTTTTGGTACATTGGTAAGAGTTATTCTGATGCTTCTGGGTGTCAAACATTTCCTTTGAGAAGTTCTCAACAAGTAGAATTTGCTAGGAGATCTATTTACTATTTTAATGAGTATGTAAATCATGTTCATGACTATAAAAATACTAATACTCCAAAACACCTTGATGAGTTTTCTTACTATGCTTTCTACTGCATAGGTAACAGTTACAGATTCATAGGAGACATTGAAAATGCTATTGATTATTTCAATAAAGCAGCACAATTCTGCCCAAGAAGAAATGAACATTTAGTTAGGTTGTGTGAAATTTGTGGGGACATGGGAGATTATGCAACAATGTTTCAAATGTCATCTTATCTTTTATCAGAAGAAAGAAAGTGTCCTTTTCCAGATCTAATGTTCTTGTTAGATATTAATTGTTACTATGATACTGGAACTTATATTAAACATCTAAATGATTTTGCTTTATCTAAAATGAATGAAGACAAACAATGAAATTTGTAGCTACAAGTAATGTAAATCTAAATTACAATAAAAGAATTTGGGTTGTAGATAATTTTTATTCAAATCCACATGCAGTTAGAACATATGCACTTCAACAGCAGTATGAAGAGTTGTCTGAATGGTATAAAGGAAAGAGGACAGTAGAACAACACTTTGTTCCTGGAACTAAAAGAGAAATTGAAAATGTGATAGGAAAGAAAATTACAGCATGGGAATCTCATTCCATGTGTGGCAGATTCCAATACTGCACTCCACAAGACTCATTAGTATATCATTGGGATGGACAAAGTTTGGCAGGGATGGTATACTTAACACCTAATGCTCCATATCAATGTGGAACTTCTTTCTATGCTCATGAAAGTGGAGCTAGGCATGAGTCAGATCCAAATTCAAATCAAGCATTTTCTGGGGGATTCTATGACAAGACAAAGTTTAAATTGGTTGATGTAGTTGGTAATGTATTCAATAGATTAGTTCTATTTGATGCAAAATGTATTCATGCAGCATCAGAATACTTTGGTACAAACATAGAAGATTCCAGGTTATTTCACATTTTCTTTTTTGATTGATATGAAAAATTATAAGTTTAGTATTATTACACCAGAGCATAAGAAAGATAATATTCCATTTTTAATGGAGTTGTATGATACTATCAAGAATCAAACATACACAGATTGGGAATGGGTTCTGTATCTAAATGGTGACTGCAAATTAGTTCACCTACCAGATGAACTTAAAGATGATAATCGTGTAAAAGTTTTTACTGGGATTACAAATCCTAATGTAGGATTCATTAAGAATAAAGCATTCAATCTTGGTAAAGGTGATATTCTTGTAGAGGTAGATCATGATGATCTACTGAGTCTTGATTGTTTGCAAGAACTGAACCAGGCATTTCAAGATGAGGAAATTGGTTTTGCTTATAGTGAAAATCTTCTCTATGACATGAGAGGTCCTGAATATAAAGTCCCATGGAATCCTGCTAATGGTTGGACTCACAAGTGGGTAGAATTTAGAGGTGAACAGTTTATGAAGATTGATATGTTTTCTCCTACCAGTCACAGCATTGGTATCATTTGGTATGCACCTGACCATGTTAGAGCATGGAGAAAGTCTGTTTATCAAGAACTTGGTGGACACAATCCAGAGTTAAATATATGTGACGATCATGAATTGGTAATTAGAACTTATCTTAAAACTAAGTTTCATTTTATTCAAAAGGTTCTTTATTATTACAGATGGCTTCCTGGTAATGACAATACTCAAACACAGAGGATTGATGATATTCAGGTTAAAACTTTTGAGTTGTTTCATCAGTATGGACAACAACTTGCAGAAAGGGATGCAGATTTTAAAGGTCTGATGAAGGTAGATATTGGTGGTGGACTTTTCCCAAAACCTGGGTATACTACCATTGATCAGCAAGGTGGTGATATTACTTGTGATCTAAATGATGGAATTCCATTACCAGATAATAGTGTTGGTGTTATTAATGCAAGTCATGTAATTGAACATCTTAAAGATCCAATTAAAACTATGAGTGAAATACATAGAGTTCTTTGTGATGGTGGTTGGGCATTCATTGAAGTTCCTTCTACTGATGGTAGAGGAGCATGGCAAGACCCAACTCATGTGAGTTTTTGGAATCAAAATAGTTTCTGGTATTACACCAGAGCAGACAAAGCACAATTTATTAGGAACACTACAATTAGATTTCAAGAATTTAGATTGGAGACTAATTGGTGGGAAGATAATATTGCAGTCACAACAGCATGGCTATGTGCTATTAAGTCAGATAAAAAACGTCCACATCCAATAAAAATTTGAGTTATGAATTTTACAGTTTATAGTAAACATGGTTGCCCCTACTGCACAAAGGTTCTCCAAGTCTTAGGAGCACTTAGTGCATCAAGAGGTTTTTTAGTTAGAGAATATGTTCTTGGAACTCATTTTACAAGAGAAGAATTTTATAAAGAGTTTGGAGAAGGTTCTACTTTCCCTCAGGTTCTTATCAATGAAGAACATCTTGGGGGATGTTCTGATACAGTCAAATATTTACAAGAAAATAATTATCTTGGATGACCATAAATAATGGTAACAATCTTCCTATTAATAGGGGTGTTGAGTTAGTACTAAAAAGGAGGAATCCACATAAAAAAACATTTTCAATATGTTTTGAAAGGATGGTTTCTTTTTTCAGTAGAAAAATAACCATTTACTTTAATTTTTCCTTGAATATAGGGAAACAAAAGTAGTTTAGGAGAATTACTATGTTAGCACTAGCCCTTGTTTTTTCAGTATTGTTTGTAATCTTTGCTCTAATACTTGGTAGTTTAGTTGGTTGGACAGTAAAACAACACCTTGAACAAAAACAACCTTATACATATCATCCAGAAATGTTTGATGAAGATGGTCAGGTTGTTCCAGATGAACTTATAGCATTTAGATTTGAGAACAAAGATTTCCTTGATGAGGAGGAAGATTTAGAAGATTAAAAATGGAGTGATTTATGAAATTACCAACAGATCAATTGATCTCTGAAATTATTCAAAGAGTTTCTAATTCAAAAACAAGAGACGAAAAGATTCAAATTCTGAGACACTATGACAGTCCTGCACTAAGGTCTGTTCTTATTTGGAACTTTGATGATGCTGTAGAATCAGCATTTCCTATTGGGGAAGTTCCTTACACGCCCAATGATGCCCCTGCTGGGACAGAACACAGTAAACTGATTCATGAATGGAGAAAGTTTAATCACTTTGTAAAAGGTGTTACTAATCTGACTCAACCAAAAAGAGAAATTATGTTTATCCAGATGCTGGAATCTCTTCATGAGTCTGAGGCTTCTTTAATGTGCCTGGTTAAAGATAAACAACTGCATAAGAAATTTAAGATTACTAAAGCTGTTGTTCAAGATGCATTTCCAGAGATCAACTGGAACTGAATTATGGGAGGAAAAATTAATATTATTCATAGAGATTGTGATGTTTCAATAGCAAACAACAAATCTCTCCCATTAGATTCCTATGTCATATCCTATTCTGATAATGGAGTAGTTAAGTTTGACATAGCTCAAGGATCTCAAGTTAGTATCTTTGATCATTATTATGACCAATATAGAAATGTTATTTCTATGAAATGGTCAGAAGGAAAAGTTAATTCAAAAACATACAATCAACCTCAAAAGAAAAGTAAAAAGTAAATGGGCAAACATTATTTACTGAATTTATATGGATGCTCTTTTGTTCTTTTGAATGATGAACAAGGTCTTATTGACTTGTTAGAACATGCAGCAACAGCAAGTGGTGCTAATGTTCTTCAAACTATTTCTAAGTCATTTAATCCTCATGGAGTTACAGTGATATCATTACTTTCAGAAAGTCACATTAGTATTCACACATGGCCAGAACATGGTAAGGCAGCAGTAGATGTCTATACTTGTGGGGATTGTGATCCTAAGATTGGTTGCGACATGATTATTAAACAACTTTGTTCAACCAATCACACTTTAAGTTACATAGAACGTTGACAATTTTATTGATTGATGATACCATGAAACTATTAACTTGTCCTTATCATGTATAAACCTTATTCACCTGAATGGCATCGTAAGCGTTATTTGAAAGAAGCTTTAGAAAAATATTTTGATGACTATGCAGACAATCAAATCATTTTAGATGATATTATGTCTATTCTTAATCAGAGGTCTGAATCTGCGTATGCAGATTTTCAAAAAGTTAATGAGTTAGAAAATTCTTTAAGAGGTTCAACCTTATACTAAATAACCTTATATGGAGATTGTATATGCTCTCTACACAATATCGTCTTCGTTTAGAGAAAATTTGTAGAAAGATTGTATTAGGAGAAAGTGTTGAATTATCTGATATGATTTGGGCGGAAAAACTTGCAAAGGCAAATAGATCTGCTTGCACATTACTTCGTCAAGCAAGAAGGAAATCAGAGAATCCTGATATGGTTGAAGGTGGTATGGATGATTTTTTAAACCAACTTGATATTGGTGGA